AAGCAGCTACTCGCTCAGGCAAACCAAACGCTTTTGCATATTTTACTCAGATTTGTTGGTATGCATTTCTTCGCCGTATCGGAAAAGAGAAGAAGCAGCAGGATATCAAGATGAAGTACATCTCTCAAAGCCCTTTCGAAGACTTTGCTTTAGCTGATGCAGATGAATCGTCTATTGCAGCTGCACATATGTTTGTCGATCAGCTCAAGGGTAAGATTGACCAGCTCAAAGAAAAAGATACCTACTTTGATTCTATTGCAAAAGATGAAAAAAAGAAAGAACGTAAAAAGCGGGATATGGCATCCAATAGTGCAGATTCCGATCTTGGAGAAATCTTTAAATGAAGTTGGCAATTTTAAATGATAGTCACATTGGCGTGCGTAATAGCTCTGACATATTTCTCGATAATTCGGAAAAATTCTATTCTGATGTATTCTTTCCTTATCTTTTGGACAATAATATTCGCAGGATCATTCACCTTGGTGACGTTTTTGATAACAGGAAGTTTATTAACTTCCGTGCTCTTAACCGTTACCGTAAGTCATTTCTTACTAAGCTAAGAGAGTATGGCATCCATATGGATGTTATACCAGGTAACCATGATACCTTTTACAAGAATACCAATGAGCTCAATTCACTCAAGGAATTGCTTGGGCACTACATGGGCGAGATCACTATCCATACGGAACCTACAGTTCTAAACTTAGATGGGTTTAATCTTGCTATGCTCCCTTGGATTTGTCCCGATAACGAAGCACGCTCAATGGAGTTTATTAACACTTGTAAGGCAGATTGGCTTGGTGGACACTTAGAGCTACAGGGCTTTGATGTTCTACGTGGTGTGGCGTCTCAGCATGGCCTAAGTCATAAAGTATTCTCCCGCTTTGAGCAAGTGATCTCTGGACACTTTCACGTAGGTTCACAGCGAGATAACATCCACTATCTTGGCACCCAGATGGAGTTTACCTGGAGTGATGCAGGTGACGAGAAGGGATTTCATGTACTAGACACAGCAACTAGGGAGCTTGAGAAGGTTGTAAATCCTCACACTCTTTTCGAACGTATTGTGTACGACGACACCAATACAGATTATAGTAAGTATGATATTAGCCATCTAGACTATAAATTTGTAAAAGTAGTTGTAATTAATAAGAGTGATCTGTTTACATTCGATAAATTTATTGATAGAATACAACAGTACAAGATCCACGATCTTAAGATTGCAGAGAACTTTACTGAGTTCTTAGGCGAGAACGTAGATGACGAAGCAGTGTCAGTCGAAGACACGGCAGAAATGCTAGACGATTATGTAGATGCAGTGGATACTGATTTGGATAAGGATAAGTTAAAATTGAATATGCGTAATCTGTTGAACGAAGCACAAGCGTTGGAAGTTGCATGATTATCTTTAAGACACTGCGATATAAGAATTTCCTTTCAACAGGAGATAACTGGGCAGAAATCAATCTTACGAGCCATAAGTCAACCTTAATAGTTGGGCACAACGGTGCTGGTAAGTCTACTCTACTGGATGCTATGTCATTCGCTCTGTTTGGTAAGGCACATCGTAATATTAATAAACCGCAGCTTGTTAATACAATCAACAATAAGAACTGTCTTGTAGAGATTGTATTTCAGGCCGGTAAAGCAGAGTTTAAGATCGTACGTGGCCTAAAGCCAAACATCTTTGAGATTTGGAAGAATGACGTTCTTATTAACCAAGACGCCAAAGCTCTAGAGTACCAGAAGATCCTCGAACAAAACATCCTGAAGCTTAATCATAAAAGCTTTCACCAGATTGTTGTTCTTGGTAGTTCCTCCTTTATTCCATTCATGCAGCTGAGTGCACAAAATCGGCGTGAGGTGATCGAGGATCTTTTGGATATTAACATCTTCTCTAAGATGAACACCATCATCAAAGAAAAGAATGCTATACTAAAAGAAAAACAAAAAGATATTGCATATCAGTTGGATCTTAAGAAGAATCAGATTGATTCCCAGCGTAAGTATATCCGTGATATTACTGCTATGAATGAGGAAGAGATCAATGCAAAGAAAGATCAGATCGGACAAACCGAAGCTGAGATCTCTCAACTCATTGGTGAATCTGCAGAGGCATCAGATTATATCGATGCGGAAAGAGGAAAAACTGAAGAAGCCCTTAAAAAGGCGCACAACCGCAGGCAGTCTCTCTTACAATTCAAAGCCGAGTTTTCATCTTCCATTAAATCAGTGGTTAAAGATGCAAAGTTTTATGAAGATACAGAATCGTGCCCTACATGCGAACAAGAGATTGCCGAAGAACTACGTAAAACCAAGTTACAAACCGCACAGGAAAGAGCCCGTGATTTACACGATGGTATTCAGAAAGTAGAAGAAGAAGGTCGTATAGTAGAAGATACCATTACACAGTTTAACATATCAGCAGAAGCTATTCGTAAAAAGCAAAGTCTTATTCAGTCTAATAGCCAGACAGTTGCCAGACTTCAGAATACCATTAAGTCACTTAACGATGACATTGCTAGACTGTCTTCGCGTACTGGCGACCTTGGCAGAGCGAATGAAGAGCTAACTGATATGACTACCGATAAAGATAGATTCATGGAAGAACGGCTTAAGATGAATGAAGAACAGTCGTACAATACTGTAATGGGTGAGATGCTTAAGGACACTGGCATTAAGACCAAAGTAATCAAACAGTACGTACCGGTCATTAACAACCTTGTGAATAAGTACCTTCAGATCCTAGACTTCTTTGTGCATTTTAATTTAGATGAAAGCTTTCAGGAAACAATTAAGTCTCGTCACCGTGATGCATTCTCGTATGACTCGTTCTCAGAAGGCGAAAAGCAGCGGATCGATCTGGCACTACTGTTTACATGGCGACAAATCGCTAAGATGAAGAATAGTGTTGCTACAAACCTATTGGTCCTGGATGAAACATTTGACTCTTCACTTGACCATGACGGTGTTGAGAATCTTATGAAGATCCTTTATTCTCTTGACGATGACAGCAACGTATTTGTTATCTCACACAAAGGAGAGATCCTTGAGAATAAGTTTAAGAACAAACTAGAGTTCTTTAAGGAAAAAAACTTTAGCCAAATGAAAGATTATGGTTTACAAGCGGCTTAAATTATGTTATAATATTTACATCATGAAGAGGATGAACTATGAAACTTACAGAATATACTACACAAGTGCTTAAAAACTTCTCTGGCATTAACAGTAACATTGTATTTTCTACAGGCAATGTTGTATCTACAATCTCTGAGGCACGTAACATTTTGTCTAGTGCTACCATTGATATGGATCTGCCATCAGACTTTGGCATCTATGACTTGAACGAGTTCCTTGGTGTGCTATCTCTTGTGGACGAACCACAGATCAAGATCGAAGAGAAATACGCTATTGTTGGTGATGCTACTGGTCGATCCAAGATCAAGTACTTTTTTACTGACATTGATATGCTTACTGCACCAAATCTGTCTATGCTCGCAAAAGCATCTGCAATGCAATCGGCTGACTTTGAGGTAAGCTTTACCCTTGACCAAGACACACTGAATAAGATCAAACGTGCAGCATCTGCTCTTGGTCATACGTCTGTGTCTGTTACCGCATCTGCTGGATCTATTGCTCTTACGGTATTTGATCCAGATAACGCAACATCTAATACATTCACCATTGAAGTGGCGGGTAAATATGAGAGTGAAGACTTTAACTTCATTATTAATATTCAGAACATGAAGATCCTTCCTGGTGATTACAGCGTTGGACTATCTTCGAAACTTATGTCCAGATTTACACATACAGAGAAGAATGTAGATTATTGGATTGCACTTGAAAAAACATCAACTTACGGAGCTTAATGATGACTAAAACGACTAAACAACAAACCCCTCAGATCGCTGATCTTTCATCTCGCATCGGTCGTAGTACGATTGCTGTTATCGATACTATCGTACAACGCGGTGGCTTTCGTGGCGAAGAGCTTAGCACTATTGGTCAGCTTCGCGATCAATGTGTACAGATCGTTGCTATGTGCGAAGCGGCAGAGTCTGATAATTAAATCTTAATTAGATTTACTTCTACTCCATAATATATTATAATGAACTATTACTTGAATCGGAGTTACTATGTCTAAAGACTTTTTGTGGTGTGAAAAATATCGCCCTAAAACAATCACCGAAACTATCCTGCCGGCACGGCTTAAGGATGTGTTTCAGAATATGGTAGATGGCGGTGAGCTTCAGAATATGTTGTTCACTGGCACTGCCGGCCTCGGTAAAACCACGGTAGCAAAGGCACTGTGTAATGAACTGGGCTTAGATTATATCATTATCAATGGATCCGAAGAGGGTAATATTGATACGCTTCGTGGTAAGATTAGACAGTTTGCCTCCACAGTCTCCTTTTCAGGCGGTTACAAAGTAATCATCTTGGACGAAGCAGATTATCTAAACCCACAGTCTACACAACCAGCGCTTCGTGGTTTTATCGAACAGTTCTCTGACAACTGTCGTTTCATTCTTACATGTAACTTTAAAAATCGTATCATTGAACCACTGCATAGCCGTTGTGGTGTGTATGAATTTAATGCTACTAAGACAGAGATTGCTGGTTTAGCTGGTAAGTTCTTTGATCGCTTTACTACTATTCTTGAGGATGAAGGTGTAACGTACGAGAAGAAAACTGTTGCAGATCTAATTATGAAGCATGCGCCAGATTGGCGTCGCGTACTAAACGAAGGTCAGCGTTGGAGTACTAGTGGTTCTATTAGCGGTAATGTTACTAATACTGCCGTTACCGGATTCGATGATCTTTTCGCAGCTATTAAATCAAAAGACTTTAAGACTATGCGTAAGTGGGTAGTTAACCACATGGACATCGATACATCTGCTATTATTCGTGGCATCTATGATCAGATGTACGAGAAAGTACAGCCACAGTCTATCCCACAACTGGTTCTTATCCTAGCTGACTATCAGTATAAAGCCGCATTCGTCGTAGACCACGAAATTAATCTAGTAGCTTGTATGACCGAGATCATGAGCGAGGTACAGATTCAATGAAATTTATCGTTGGCCTAATACTACTTTGGCTATTAATTTACAATGATGCCCAGCTATTTCAAGCTTTGCACACAGCAATCATAGGAGTATTGCAATGAGCGGATTTCAGGGTATTGATACCTGCACCATCTATGACTTCGAAACACTATCACAGAATCCTGTAGACGGCGTGGTCGTTTCTATGGCTATGATGAGCTACAGTGAAGCGCGCTTTGTTGATAAGCCGTACACATATCCTGAACTTCTTGATAAGTGTCATTACATTAAGTTTGATGTAGAGGATCAGGTTAAAAGTTATAATCGAAAGATTGAAAAAGACACGCTAGAGTGGTGGAGCAAACAAAATAAGACAGCACGGGATAAGCTTGCACCTTCATCCGATGATGTGTCTATTGCAGATCTGTATAGCTTCTTTGTGGTAAATAAGCCTGTTAATATGGAAAAGGTATATACTCGTCGTAATACCTTTGATCCTATATTTATGACATCTCTTATGAAAGCTACTGGCAATCCTGAGCCATACGCATGGTGGGATGTGCGTGATACAATCAGTTACATTGAAGGACTAGTGTATCCACAAGAGATTAAGACTAACTTTATTCCCGATGGACTAGAAGAACATTTCGTAGTGCATGACCCATGTCATGATATTGTAATGGACGTGATGCGCATCCAGACAATCGTACAAGCCGTAACGGCTTTCTAGGAGGTTATTATGCTAACAATTTATACTAAAGATAAATGTTTCTATTGTAAGAACTTGAAAAAGAATCTTGATAAATGGGGTATGGATTATCAAGAGGTTAACATTTCTAATAGTGATACTGCTATGAAATGGTTTCATAATTCAGGCCATAAGACGGTTCCACAGCTCTATTGCAATAACATAGACGTACAAAGAGGTGAATCTACAGGGTTAACAAAAGAAGTATTAATTGATAGAATAGAACGAGCGATTTGGCCTAACCTGGATAGTGGAATAGAATAATGAATCCCTTTGAATATGTGAATGCTATTAATACTAGCAAAAAAGATATTATGATCGACGACTTGGCAGAGAAAGCCTACGTTCCCTTTACCATTAATCGTTCGCTGTCATACTTTAATGACACAGTACTAGCTGCAAACGAGATGAACAAACACCACCATATTGACAATAAACTCAAATTTCATTTTCTTCTCAACATCGTGCGTAAACGTAAGCGGTTTTCCAAATGGGCAAAGGCTGAACAGATTTCTGATATTGACATAGTAAAAGAATACTATGGCTATTCTGACGAAAAGGCCAGGCAAGTACTGGGACTGCTTAATGATGAACAAATGACAATACTAAAAGGAAAGGTGTATAAGGGTGGTAAAGTGGCACAACGCAAATAAAGTGGATCAGAATAAGTTCTTGAATAAGGCACATTATCTTATATCAAAAGGATATGCTGATGGGGATATTGAAGATCTTGCTATAAAGATTTATTACACTTCTCTCCGGAAAGACCGTGATAGCGCACAAGACTAGCCTTTTGCATTTTAGCGCCGCATTTAGGACATTGTAGTATTTCTCTATTCTTAGCTGCTTCAGATTGTTTCTTTTTAGATTCTTCAGTCCTTTTAGTACCTAAACAATATTGATTACCTTTATTAGCTTCGCCGATCTTTCTCTTTCTTTCTTTTGAACATGAACCAAGTTTTTTACCTAAAGTTGAATGTCCATGCTTAGCTCTGTGTTTAGCAATAGCTTCCATTCTTTTCTTTAAATGTTCTGGTGATTGTTTTCTGCCCGTATTAGCAGACTTCACAGCCATAATTCTTGCTTCTTCTGATGTTATTTGGCCGCTTAATGCTTTCCACGCAATATAGTCTTCTTGTAGATTATGTTTTTCCCAAAGAAGACGATGCTCTTCTGCGTGTTCTTCTACAGTAACTTTTTTAAGATTTGATGGATCATCCGATCCACCCATATGTCTAGGTACTATATGATGATTATGATACATGATTGAAACTCCTGTTTATAGATCTATTTATACAATTTCACTTTTTCATAAAAAGCTTAAATTAAAAATAGTATAAATATCGTTAGGAAGCGTAAACGCTTCTCTAAATGGAATAAACCTGAACTGGTTTCTGACGTTGAAGTGGTAAAAGAATATTATGGCTATAGTAATCAAAAGGCCAGACAAGTACTACCACTTCTTTCATCCGACCAGATATTGAATTTGAAAGAGAAGGTATTTAAAGGTGGTAGAAGAAAATAATAACGTCCATTGGACACCACAAGACATGCTAGAGATTATCCTGGATGAGCCGGATGATTTTTTAAAGGTTCGCGAGACATTAACCCGTATTGGTGTAGCTTCACGTAAAGATAAGAAACTGTTTCAGTCTTGTCATATTCTACATAAGCAAGGCAGATATTTTATCGTGCACTTTAAGGAGCTATTCCTCCTTGATGGTAAGAAATCTAATTTAGAATTAAATGATGTACAACGTAGAAATACTATTACTACATTACTATCTGACTGGGGCTTGATTAAGCTTGCAGCTTCTGGTGAATTAGATTGCGCGGCTCTACGTCAGATAAAAATTATTCCATTCAAAGAAAAGAGTGAGTGGGAATTATGCCCTAAGTATAATATCGGTAATAAGTAATGTTTGACGATAAGTTCCTAGACGCTGTTCGAGCTAAAAAGCATTATCGTATAGATTATCCGGGGGATATTGACTATAGTTGGGATGAATTTTTACCATTCTTAGATAGTCACCCTCGTAATAAAATGACTATATCTGGCGATAAAATTAAGTTTAATCTGCTAGCTTTAGAAGCCCGAGGGTCTACTCCTCAGTTTGCTAAACATATCATCTCGGAATTAAAGAAAACTTTTCCTAAAAATGGTATAAGCGCACACGCTTTTGGAGGACTTACAGATCAGTCTAAAAGCTTTAAAATCCATAGAGATAAAATGGATGTTTTTTATCTACAGGTCTTAGGAGATATCGAATGGTCGGTTTGGGAACCAAACGATACAAATTGGTATAACGATTCAGCGTACGAAAATCTTTCTTCCGATCAGGGCAAAAAACTATTTACAGAACGATTTACTTGTGGTAAAATGATATGGATTCCCAGAGGAACTTACCATCTGGTACAGCCTTATACCAGTCGTATGGGAATTTCATTCGGGGTCGAATCTGAGATAGACCCATCAACTTACGTATAGCAGCTATACCGTAAAATCATAGCTGAAACGTATAAATATACTTGAGTGCGGATTATCCGGCTCTTAATATTCTTGCTTGAAAAAGGAGAACACAATGACAAGCAGACGAATCAACACAACTTCATTTCCACCTGCTGCTTTTGTAGGATTTGATCACCTCTTCAAAGAACTTGATCACGTCACAAAGCATGCATACGATAACTATCCTCCTCATAATATCCTTAAGATCGGTGAATCAGAATATCTGATTGAACTTGCCGTCGCTGGTTTCAGTAAAGATGGTATTGATATTGAGCTACACGATAGAACTCTTACCGTAACAGGTGATCATGTTTCAAAGGGTCGCGAGTATATTCATCGTGGTATTTCTACGAAGAAATTCAAACGCACCTTTAGATTGTCTGAACACGTGCAAGTGCACGGAGCAGATATTCAAGATGGCGTACTAGCAATTAAGTTGAAGTATGTAGTCCCAGAAGATCAGCGTCCTCGTAAAATTTCAATTGGAAACAACGAGGTCAATAATGACACACACAGTACTAACAATCCAGAACTACTTACTGAATCCAGTGAGAGAAATTATAAATACTGGGGCGGATCTAAGAACTAAATATCGTAAACATCGTGAAGCTGTTAAAGCAGTCAAAGAGCTTCGTGCTCTTACTGACCATCAACTAAACGACATGGGTCTCACCAGAGGTGAAATCTATGATGTTGTTCATAATGGCATCAACCGAAATCTTAAAGGTTGGGTATAATATGACTGCATTAACAATGAATTACGTTGTGAATCCATTTAACGGTTTTTTTAAGACTTTATTCAAGTTTTTTGAAATCGTTGGATATGCCAGAGCAGCTAACGAACTCCATAGGCTCGGTTATTATGAAGAAGCAAAAGAATGTATTCTTCAACAACAACGCTTAAAGGCAGAACACTAAACTAAAAGAAGTAACGCTTTAGTTCTACTATTGTGTTACTTCTACACACAACACACAAAGGAAAATAAAATGACTAATAAGAACCCCTTCGAAATCCGTGCAGATATGCTAAAGCTTGCAAAAGACTACATGGATAAACAATACGAGACAAACATCGCGGTTGCTGAGAAAATGACCGATATCGGTGAAAAAACCCTTGAAGATATCCGAGAAACATACAAAATGTATTCAACTGAAGAATTGATGGCAAAAGCTAAAGAGATGTATTCTTTCGTTTCTACTAAAGATTAATTATAAATACCCCCGTGCCATACCAAGCATGGGGGTTTTTTGTATGTCTGACGATAACTTAAACTTAAGCGAATTTGACTATATTATGGCAGCAGTGGCTGATTATACTATGGATCGTAATATCGATAAAGAAATGTTCTGGAACATTATTAATCACGTCGACGACGGGTATGAATTTTTAACGGCAATTGCGGCTCAAGGCCATTTAATGGAACTTGTTGAAAATCATAATATAATGAGAAAGTACCATCGAGAAAAATCCATAAAATAAAAGGTGTACAGATGCTTTCCTATATGGTATAATATATTTAATTATGGAGGCGCTATGACTTTTTACACTAACGTGACACGGTACGGCAACCAGATCTTGTACCGTGGATACACTGATAATGGCACAGCCATTACTCAAAAATACAAATTCAAAC